CAATGGGCTTATTTAATACCTTACCATTCTTATCCTCTATGTACTTATAATTCCTAAACTCTTTTATTAGGTTTATACTTCGGCTTGTAATTATTAATTGAAATCTACGCATTATATCTATACCCAGATTTATTGAATCAGTTCCTTTTACTACAGGTCTGCAATTAAAACCCATTCTATGTAACTCCTCAATGCTTTTAGGTTCTGCAGAATCACACCAAATTATGTTTCTCCTATCTACATCCATAGACTTTAAATGGTTCCCTATATCAGCATTTGTCATGCCTGTTTTATACAATAACTCATCTATATATAATGCTCCATTATATTCGTAAATAGCAACTAATGAGGTTGGGTCATTAACATATCCGAAATCCATTCCGTATGCTTTAAACTTGGCACCCTCTGGAATATTGTCAATTTGATTATGACTAAAAATTAAACTGCGTGACTGCCCTCTTTCTCCTAACCCATATACCCTCCAATAGTTTGCATCAATATCTTTTAACCTTTCAATCTCCGAAATAATTGACTCATCTAAAAAAGGGTTATCCCTATAAGTTGTTACATAAAAGTCACAATCATCTCTGGGAAGTATATGGTCATAAATCCAATGGAACTCCTCCGATGGATTGTAATCTACAATAATCCTATCATTAGTCCTTAAAATTAATTGTCTCCAATCCTCAAGGGTTAACTCATTTGCCTCGTTACAATATAGTAAATCTCTCTTTCTACCCCTTATCTTTTGTGGCTGGTCCATACCAATAAATTCCACAAGATTTCCTTTGACTATAAGTTCCGCATTTGTTTTATTATGTTTTCCCTCATCGTACCATCCAAGTTGCATGGCAATATCCAGAAAATCCCTCATAGCACTTGCTCGTAATGCTGGATAAGTCTTTCTGCAAATGGTTATTGTCTTTCCTGTATTGTTGGCTATATAATACAAAAGAATCCAGATAAGAATATTATATGTTTTGCCAGAACGAGTACCCCCTTGCTCAACTACAATTCTCCTGTCTGAATTTATTAAATGTTCAAATACTACATTAGTCTTTATTTCCATGTATTATTTTTACAATGATTGGTTCATTATCCGCTCCTGTTATTTCATGCCTTTCAACATATCCTCTATTTCTACCTTTGGTTTTTAAATAAAAAATAGTAGCTGAAGTATTCTTGTCCTTAATTTGATTTAATAAACTTGTCTCTGCAAAGTCTAAAGAAATATCTTGAAGTTCATTTACTGCTTTTTTATACTCGGCATCCTCATTTAACCAAAAATAATGTTGTGCACGAGATAGGTTTGCTCTTTTACATGCGGAAGTTACAACTCCTAAACTTTGCTCCAATTCCTCCAGCATTTTTTTTTTGTTCTTTATAGTTGTTTCGTTAGCCATCTAATTTGTCCTCCAATTCTCCTCTGTCTAAATAAATTGGTTCACCGCAATGTGGACATGGAATCTCAACTATAGTTCTATCATTATTACCAGCCTCATCAAACTGCCCTTTAAGTTTACCCTCTTGCTTATGCACCTCTATTGAGTCAATAGGGGTAATCTTTTGCCCTACTGATTCATTGAAAAACGAATTTAAGTCCAAATCTGGAAAGAAGTCTTGCATACCATCTATGTCTTTAATCTCTCTTAATTCTTGTTCTAACAATTCGGTATCCCAATTTGCAAGTTCTGATAATTTATTGTCAGCTATCCTATACTCTTTTACTTTCTGTTCATTCAAATCAGTTATAATGCAAGTTACCTTTTCGTATTTTAATTGCAACAAAGCTTTGTATCTGGCATGACCTGTTATTAATACATAATTCTTATCTACAACTAATGGTACATTGAATCCATATTGAGTAATTGATTTTTTTAAGGCATCAATTGTTGCACTATTATCTCGTGCATTCCTCCAATAAGGTTTTATTTTAACTAATGCTACTTCCTCTATTTTATTTGCTTTCATAGTTTTGTCTAATTTTAACTTGCTTGTGGGTTTCCCATGATTTTTTATACTCTGCATTTTCAAATAATTTACTAAATCCTGTTATATGTTTTAATCTTAATAACTCATCTGGTTCCATTCCGAGTTCATTACATATGTTCTCATCCTCCCAGCCATTGTCTAACATTGCAAATACCATGCTTGACATTCCAGATACTGAATGTTTTCCCCTTGCTCTATTATGCCTTACTGTACTTGCCATTCGGTCATTAATATCTTTCTGGATAACTACTATGGGTACATTGCCATTGTTCCTATCTAAAATATCCTTATTTGTTTTAGTAGTAAAATACCTATGGAATCCATCTACAATAATATATTTGTCTAACTCCTCATCATAGATAGTTACTATTGGTTGTGTAAAGCCATCATGCAAAATGCTTGTATACAATAGCCTCATTTCATTTTTGGCTACTGAATTAGGATTATAGTCATTGGCTTGTACTTTCTCTATTGGCACCCATCGTACAAAATCAATTGGCTGGGTATTAAGTTGGCTTAATTCTTTATGTAACCATTCTCTTAATTGGTATACAAATGCATCTTTGTTTTCTGCTTTGGAAAACTCTTTTTTAATTATATCAAACATTTTCTTTAAGTTTTAATTTCTTTCGTACTTCATAGCATTCCTTACTTCTATCAAAATTGGATAGTTTTGTGTGCCATGTGTCATTTGCTATTAATGTTTGACAATGGACTTTAAACATCTTGTTTCCCATATCGGTTTCATATATTTCCTCCTGTTGCTTAAATGCTTTACGAAATTCCTCTCGGTCTTTATCGTTCTGGATTAATTTGTCTAACAGATAATCTCGGTACTCTTTCCAGTCTGCAAACATATATGGTAATTCATATACAAAGAAGTTTTTAGCACCAGCCTTAACCGCACTATCTATTCCTGTAATCCTAATACATAATTTATTATATGTATCTGGTTCTATCTCTGCCATATAAAACAATTGATGTATTGCAGTTTCATGATGCAAATTTGATATACGCATCTTGTTTACTGTTATGCCATGCTGGTATTGGTAGTCATATATTTTATTGTAAACTAATTTATTCTCATGTATATATTTCCATACATCTGTATAGGACCAATCATAGATAGGGTAGAAATTATAATGCTCGTTTCCGCTTTTTAATTTCTTTCCCCATGTTACCCATTTATATGTTGCGGCATTTGTTAACCCTAATAATCGTGCTGGGCTTTCCTCTCCTCGTACTCCAGCTATGTGACAAGCCTTTTGATTTGGGTAATAATGTTTCATGAAATCTGGAAAGAAGTCGTAGAAAATATCTGTTGCAAATGGCACCGAATGAATTGTATTAGGTTCTTTCTCTCGTAGCCACTCTTCTCCCTCTCCCCAACAATGTACATATCCCTCAAATTGACTTGTAGCATTTTCAATCTTAATAGGAACTTGAAACCATAATGGTTCTACCTCTGGCATTTCCATAATTGTCCTAACATAAGAAATAGTATTTTCCCACTCTGCCTCTTGGTCAAGGAATAATACTTTTAATGGGAGTCTATTTCTTTCTTTGGCTACATGCAATGCAAGTTGAAATACAATAGTTGAATCTTTGCCTCCAGATATATTTACAATAATATTATCAAACTCATCAAATAGAAAACGCATTCTGTCTAATCCAGCCTCAAGTACATTTTTTTTAGAGTATAATTTCATTTCCTTTTTATTTTTAGTTTATCTGCAATGGCTTGTTTTAATTCCTCTTGTTTCTTTTTATGCTTTTGTCTTATTATTTCAACAATTCTTGCTCTCTCTATATCTACAGAATCTATTTTATGTTCTGTCATAATAATTCTATTTCTTGTTTTACTTCTTTCCAATAATCAATAGTAGCTGTGCTACCAATTAACATATCTAATATTTCATCTACTGTTATTAATGCACATTGTTTTGATTCATTAATATTTGTATTATATAAATACAAATACTTTTTTACCAACTCTTTTGCTTTTTCTTTTGGTGTCATAATTTAATCTTTAAATGTTTTTTCATAATACTCTAAGCCTGATAAATCTACACCATAAATTTGATTTTTCGCACCTATGACATAAGCATGTTGAATTTGTTGCTTTTCCATTTCTTTGGCTTTTTCTACCATTAAATGGATACCCCCTATTTCGTGTGGGAAATATTCTCCTAACTCTTCTATTAACCAATTTACTGCTGTTTGTTTGCTCATATTCTTTTTATTGTGTCTGTTATGTCAATTTTATTTGCATGAATTCTTTTGATGTAATCCAAATGTTGTTTTTTGTCCCCATACTCCAGATGGCATTTTCTACATAGAGCCATTAGGTTTTCTATGCTATCTAATTTTTTAGTGCCACCCATTCCTCTGGATTCTATATGATGGATGTCTACTGCCCCAGCCCCACATATTTCACATCCTATGTAATCTGATATGTCATAATTAAAAAAGGTAAAATATATTTTAGTATGGAATTTCATTTATGGTATTCTATCTGCGTATGATAATAATGCTGCGTTTTCGCAATTGTGTTTTATTACTGATGGTATATCCCTTGTGTTAAATAAAGATGGAGTAGCAATTGTTACATCTATCTTATGATGGTTTAAATAATATTGTATACAAAAATCAAAATGCTTTAAATATTTCTTTGGTATTATGTCCGCATATATTATTTGGTTATCTATCCATTGAATCATATCGGTTAATAATGCTCTGTCATTTCTAAATATTGTAGCTACATCGTAAAATCCAGAATTAACTAATCCTTTATAATACCCTTGTTTAATATTGCTTTCTGTTAATACGTTTGATTTGCGAGTAAATAAAACATAAGCTATTGTTTTTGACTCTGCCTCAATCTTTGTAAACCTATCTATCCAATCTGTGCATGGCTTGGCATCATCACAACATATTAAAAATAGTTCATTTTCTGGGGTTGACCATATCATGTCTATTAATGTTCTTCTCAAATTCCACCAATGCCCTTGTAATTTTAAATCAAAGTATACAAATTGATGATGTTCTTTGCTCTGTCCAATTTCTTTTAAGAGTTTAGTTACATATTGCTTTCTGCTTTCTACTGCTATAATTCCAAAGTGCATATTAAATATGATGTTCAGCCCTATTTAAAATGTTTTCTATTTCTATTGGTTCCTCTGCCATTGTCCAATATTTCCAATTATCAATAAACCAATATGGTTTGGGTTTCTTTTTTCCCCATGCCATCATTTTACCATATTGTGGGAGTTGGCTTATAAACCAAATAAATTCCTGTTTATCCTCCTCTGATAAATAATCCTTTACAACATAAAAATGAGGTACCCATGGCATTGTTTTTGCAAACTTCCATGAGTGTTTTGCTATAAATTGTCTTGCTCTTTCCTCTGATATGTTTTGTTCTTCGCTTATTTCCATTTTTCAAATATAAAATATAAATACTAATTAAGCAAATTAATTTTCCAGACTTAATGTATCTAATTTGTTTTTAAAATGTTGTACTATTATTTCCATTTTCTGATTGTAAAATGTATCAAAAGTTGGATGCCCAGCATTGTCATTAGTCCATAAAACATATAGTATTGCTCTCAATCTTTGGCTTGGAGTCTTTTGTTTTATATCATTTGAATCTACTACCAATTGTTCTATGGCATCAATTTCTGACTGATTAAATGTTTCCTCCTTAATTACTATGTATGCTAATTTTCTGTTTAAAGAAAATAGTCTACCAGCATCCTCTGGGGATAACTCTTGTGTTCCTATTGTTACCTTTAAGGTATGGTCAGCACGAGTGGATACTCCCTCTATCTGACTCGCTAAAAAAATCGGTTTTGCCATTTATATTTATTAATTGTATGTATTGTAATCCAGCATGAATATTTTTAAACTCGCATAATATAAGAGGACCATCATATATCCTGTATATAACTTCTCCGTTTACATTTGCAAGTGTACCTTGATATTTAACTTTGTCCATAGGTATTATAAACAATAAGTAACTCATCAATTAATGTCCTCCATGCTTTTGGGGAACAAGAACAAGGCTTGTATAATCTTGTACTTTTAAATATCCTTGTCCAAATATGTGCTAATTGATTTGCATCTAACCCATTTAAATCATCAGTCATCCTTGCTTTGTATTCTGTTAGCCACTCATATTCATTTTGAGTAAGGCATAATGGTGTTACTCTTGGAAATAGCTTGTTTAATTTATTCTTTCTCTCATCACATCCACAATCCTCTCCAGCAATAAATTTAACTATTTTTTCAATCCCACTCGCTTTCGTTATTTTCTGAATCACATCCCCCAATCCAATACTCGGTTTCTCTGTCGTTTCTTGAATCTCGGAACTCATTGTATTTCTGATTTGTCTCCTGTTTGATTTTTTGTTTTGCATTTTTTAAAGTGTTAAATATTGAATGTGTTGGTATTCCTGTTTTGGTTTCTATTTTACGCATTGATAAATTATGTATAAAATGAAGTTCAATTAATATCTTATCGTATTCATGCATTGAATTGATGCAGTCACTTATTGCCCCCATAAAGTCATTATATGCTATCTCTGACATATTAGCCTCTGTAATGGATATTTCTATCTGTTCTGGTAATTGCGTTGTTTTAGCACTTTTCTTTACGCATTTTATTGTTTCATTAGTTAGAAGTTTAAATATGTATACTGTATTTATATCTCCAGCATGATTTGTTATTCGGTTTAAATTTCCCTCTCGTTCATTTATCTCTGCCAATTTTAGATACATATCTTGTACAATATCATTTATTGTTTCAATTGGGGCACCTACATATTTTGCTATGCGTAACCATTCATTGTGTCGTTTAGCAATTTTCTCAAGGGTTAACATCTTTAATGTATTGGTTTATTTCATTCTGGAAATCATCAAACGAATATATAACTTTATAACTTATTCCATATTTAAGTATATTATCTCCCCAAAGTTTTTGATTGGTGCTTTGCTTGTTTGGTCTTATTTTTAACTCAAGGCATAATGCATGATGATTTTTATTAGGTAATAATAAAATTAAATCCGATACTCCAGACAATGCTCCCTCACTTTGCATAGTTACTGCAGTAGTTATTTTTCTAAATCCACCATTAGGTACAGAAAACAAATTTAGCTTAAAATTAGGATACGCATATCTAAACCATGTTACGCATGATATTTGCAGTTTACTTTCCAGATTTCTCAAAACGGATATATTTTTGTTTGCTTAATTAATTTTTCTAAAGTTTCCTCATCTGTAACTCTTTTACAGAATCTGCAGTCAATTTCTTTCATTTTGTTATTTGTCATTTTAAACATATATTTTTCTCTATACTTTGATGTAAGGAGTCCATATTGAATATAACCAAAGAATGGGTCATTAATTTGAAACCAATCGTTTTCTTTTATGTAAATCTCATCCTCCATACCCTAAAACCTGTTTAATATGTTTTTGGTTGTTATGTCTTTTTATGTAATTATTTCCTCTTGTCTCTGGGAAATCCTCTTGTATTTTTCTCCTTGCTCTACCAATGCTTTCTATACTTGATATTTGTTTTTTATCTAACATTTCAAGTAATTTTGTTGCCATGATTTCATTTGTATTGGTATTTTCAAAATCCCTCCAGATATAAAAACATAGTCTCATATCAGAATCCCTACTATTTGGTGTTTTTAATAGTATTATTTTTACGTTATCAAGTAAATTGTTAGTCATATATGTCTTCAATTTTATTGTTAAACTTCCATTGAAAATAGTCTTTTGAGTCTTTTATAAAGAATTCTGTAATTTGCTCAAAATTAATATGCTCCTTGTATTTTACTTTTTGTTGCAATTTAGGGCTATTTATAATTACATCTTTTATGTAGTTCATTTGCCTTTCATTGTCATAATTTACAAGTAAAGCATTATTGTTTATCCGCTTTCTCAATTCGGAATTTATTAGTATTTCCAGCAATACATCATGGGTAGATTGATTATCCCATGAACTTTTAAATATTTTTTCCATTGTCAAATATAATTAATTTTTTCTTTTTTGCAAAATAAAATTTATTTATTGTCTAATAATTTTCTAAAATGAATATAACAAGCAGTAAAATTTATCTCGTGTACATCTGGGTATTTAATGGGCATAATCATTTTACCTTTAGGTTTTTGATTTTCTATGTTATCTCTCCTCCTCCTATAACCAAGTAGCCATTGCATAGCATTGTTGCAATCTTTTTTAGTAATATTTATGTCTTTTGATTTTAATAATTGCTCACCATGTATCTCCATAAGTCTGGGAATTAATTTAATGCCTCCATGATGTGCCTCAACAAAATGATTATATGTAAGGTCAAATGATTCTATATTCAATTTATGCTTTTGTTCCTCTGTCATTGGAGGTGCAATATTCTGAATTAGTTTGGGTGTCTTATATTCAATCTTATGACCAAATATGGATATATAGTTACGCATCAATTGTGAAAGAAAATGCGAGTTTATCTTTATTGGTTTACGAAAATCTGTTTGCCCAGATAAAAATAAGTCAAAGGCTTTAGTCATGCATTCAATTGGTAATCTCCTAAATGTAAGCCTAAAAAATTCTACTGTTTGCTTGGTTAATTCTGGAGGTTGTATATCTGCCATTACGCATAATCTTTGAATCTCGTTACCAATTTCTTGGTTATCTGTATCCTCTATGTATTGTGTTTCCATTAGTTCCAATCTATTAATGTTTTGGTTAAATCCTTTTTAGTATTTAAATATGGCAAATCATCTTCGTATCTCCTTTGTCTAATATAGGTAGTTAGATGCGGCAAGAATTCCAATTTATTGTTTTGCTTATGATTCTCTATATAAGTTGGCAAATGCGTTCTAATAGCCTCTAAATCGTTTTTATTTAATTTATGAAATAAAGCATAGCTTGTTTTTTTATTACCTCTTTTTCCGTAAAATTCCCAGATTTCGTTAAATATATTATCTACTTTATCTATATCTTTATTATTACTATATATATTTATATCTATATCTCCGCAAATTTGCGGATAGGGTATCCGCATTTCTGCGGATAGGGTAATCTCATCTTTTGCGGATAGGGTATCCGCATCCTTGCGGATAGGTATACTCATAAGTGCGGATAGGGGGTAAATCTTTCTTGATACAATTTGGTTATTAGAATCTCGTACAATCTCTCGTTTGATATATCCTCCTGTTTCAAGATTATTAAGTACTCTGCCTATCTTGTCAGTTGAGCAATTAAAGAACTCCTCCAGCATTTTGTTGCTTGGGTATGCGTATCCATCTCTCTTCGCTAAACTAATAAGTAATCCCATCATTATGCAGTCTGTCGGATTAAGTGTTTCCATGAGATGACTTGGAAACATAATAAAATAATTTGGTTTATCGGATTTTTCCATATCTTTGTGCCTGTTATGTTTTGCAATTTATAAAATTTTTCCATTTTAGCAAAATTTGTGTGTAATTAAAAGGGGGTCTCTCACCCCCTTTTTTTATGCTTTTGGCTTTCCTAATTTTACATAAGCAGCGGTTCCAATAAATCTGGCTGGTTCTATAAGTTCCCCATCATTGCTTACAACATTCTGGTTTATCTTTTGTGCCTTTGCAGATGCTTGTGCACCTAATTCAAGTGCTTTAAGTTCCGCTTTTTTGTTTACCCATTCTGGAATATGGTCATAAGAATATCTCCCACCTCCCTCTATTATGTCTACATGGTAGCCATCAAAATCTTGTTTATTCCATTTAGCTGACTCCTCCAGAATAGATTGTTTATATGTCTCATCAAATCCATCTATCATAGTAGTAATGTCTTTAAAGGCAATTTTAACAGATAATGAATTATATGTTGCATCCTCTGTTAAATCGTAAATATCAATTAACTCCCTAATGATATTGTTTACTTTATCTTTTAATTGTATACTCATTAGAAAGGTAAATCATCCTCGCTTTTAGTCTTATTAATTAAATCCTTTCCCTCCATTACATAAGCCTCAAAATGTTTTGAGTATTCAATAATTTTGTCCATAGGAATTTTCCCAGCTACAACCAAATCAGTAGATGCCTTAAGTACACTCATTCGTGTTATCTTAAGTTCTTTCTCTGGGTCAGCTACTCTCGGAGTAAATGATGGCTTTGTTTCTACAGGCTTAATTCTGTAAAATGTTTTGCCATTGTAATCCTTACCCTCAATTGTGTAAGTAGCATCTTGTCCAAGTTTAAATTTGCTTTGGTCTTGGGTTTTGCTCATGTACTCTCCAATGTCATTGTTTTCCATGCCTACTTCAAATTTGTAGAATGTTCCGTACTGTGGGCTTTCCCATGTTCCGTTCCCAGCTATGTGGGTTACTTTGCTTGTCTTTTCCATTTTATTGTGTTTTGTAATTTAAAGTTCATTTTGCTAATAATCTCTATTTCTTTTTCAAGTGAAAGGTCACCCCTATGGTGCTTGAATCTCCATGAGGCTACTGTGTTATATGGTGCAGTTAATGCCTGTGAGAGTGTTCCGTTGTCTAACGAGAATATCTCGTTTAATGCGTCTTTGTTTGTCATGAGTGCAAATATAATTGATTTTTTGGAAAATGCAAAATTTATTCCGTTAATGTTTCTTGTTCAAATAAAGATTGGTATGCAGCCTGTATCTCAATTATTTGTTCTACAAGTGCCTTTCCAGAGCCTGTAAGCCCATAATATTGTTTTAAGGGAGTTACTTTCCACCCTCTATGTGGAATTATGCCAGATGCATTTAAGTTTAATTGCATCTTGTGTACTGCTATCTGGTAGCCAAAGTAATTAATTTCCTTTCCAGCATAGGATACGTTTGGAGTTTTAAGTTCTCCATTAAATGATTGTTGTACTGCTTTCCAAAAAGCAGTATTTTGATTTAAATGTTTCATGATTGTTTGCAAAGTTTTTTTAATTGAGTTAAATCTTTAATTTTAGGAAATTCTGTATTTTTTGTTGCATCTATTAATGGCATATTATTAGTATAGCATGTCCACTCTTTATTAGTCTTTGGGCTAAAATATGTAACATAATAATGTCCATATCCGTAAGGTCTAAATCTAAATTCTTGTTTTTTCATAATTTTATATTGTTGTTTTAAACATTTCTTTTCCCATTTGAATAAAATTAGTATAGGCATCAAATCCCATAGACTCTATAAGTTTAGCTTGTAATCTGTAGCTTTCTCTCCTTAATTCTTTGCTATCATCATAATCTAATTCCTCCGTTGCTAATTCGTAATTTAAATCTAAAATTTTGCTAAAAATTGCTGATTGTTCGTTTGTCATGATTTTATTTATTTATCTAATTGTTTGGCAAAGATAATTATATATTTCATATTTGCAATATGCAAAATAATAAATCACATAATATTTTACAATAATCTGATAATGAATCCAATAAAATTTATTTGATAACGATGATTTGCTTTCTATTCCCTACTTTCTTTAAGGAAATATGTATCCATGTATAATCGTACTCATTGATTATCTGGTCGTAATTTAATCCACTTTGTTTAATAAAATCAAAGATTTTTTTGTTTTCTGCTTTTGGACCAGCAGTTATATCAATTGAATTACCAAGCACATGTCCACTGGTTTTACTCCCATTGACTGCCTTGTTAAGTTCTGGGCATCGGTAGAACGAGCTTACAGTTATTGGTTTAGAATACCATTCTCTGATTGGTTCAAATAATTCCTCTGCAACGTGTTTCATTGCATCTAATACATTATCTGTAGGAGTATTATTAATACCATGCCTTAATGCAGTTAGGCTTATTGTAGCCTCTTCTAAACTAATATGTTTACTTATCATCTGACTTATCCTCTTTTTTAAATTTTTCTACTGAACTAAGACCCAAGCATCCAAATGCTAACAATGATACTGATTCTACCAAGATGGTAGATGGTGCAATCTCAACTGCGGAGAATGAGTTATGATACATAGTTATGCATAACATGATTGTGCAAAGTAATCCAGCTACTCTTTTACTTGACAATTGTCCTTTGTCATCTTTTATTATTTCAAGTATTTTCATTTTAAAAATATTAATGGGAACATAATAATTCCCTGTACTACCATGAATACAATTCCCTCAATGGTCATCAATTGGTCTGTTTTTTTTTCTACAATCTGAACTACTTGAACTGTATCTATCCTAATTATTGGCTTTATATTCTTTAGTCTTTCAATTTCTGCCCTTTGAAAATTAAATGTGTCATTTACTGCCTTTGCTTGTTGCATAGTAAACACAACTACTTTCTCCCCATCTACTTTTTTAATTACTTGGGAATAGGCTAAATGGCTCAACAGAGTCAATAACAGGAATAATAGAATCCTCATAGTTTTCAAGTTTTGTTATTAATGTTTTATTCTCTGCCTCAAGTTCTGTAATCTTATTTTTAATAGTCTCAAAGTTTTCCTTTTGGACTTTCTCCGCTACCTTGATAGATGAGTTAGCCTTAACAAAATTTACCTTACTTTTGGCTAACAATGAGTCTATAGAATCTGGACCAATACTTTGCTGGGTATCTCTTTTTATAGTAGATACCGCAATGACTAATGTTGTGGCTATAAATAGGATTGTCTTCATTTCATTTGAGTTAGTATGTCCAACTTTGTTACAGCAACTGCCAATGCTGAATCCGACCTCTTTAAAGCTATGCTTAATTGGTCTATTTTGTAATCCATCAATTCTATCTTTGCATCACTCTTTATGATTTGGTCTTGATACATTAGCTTATTATCTACATACAAATAACCAACTGAAATAATAATCAAAAACATTGTTGCTTTGAACGGGTCTTTTAAGAAATCCGAAAATGAAATTGGTAATGCCA